TGAATCCGCTCGCCATGTTCGCACCGATTGCGAACATGGACTATGAGCAGGTGATGGAATACTGCATCGAAGCTCTGCAAGACGCTGACATGGTCATTATGAGCGGAGATTACACCAATAGCGTAGGGTGCATGAGAGAACTCAAGGCGGCGCAAGAGTTGGGGATTGAGACGCGATACTACTTAAGCGAATCCGAGCCGCTTGAATCGTTGGATTGAGAAAGGAGCGTGCTGAGATGGCAGAGATTGATATGACAAAGCCGCAGCCGTGCACGAAGTACCGCGATGCGGAACGGATGGCATGGATTGCAAAGCTTGTTGAAGAGACGCATGAGGTTGTGCAGGAGGCACAGATCGTTGCGCAGCTCGAGAAAGCGGATGAGGAAGCGCTGAGCACCGTCCTTTGGGAAGCGCGGAAACGCCTTGCAATGGAGCTCACGGACGTAAAAACACTCTGTGAATCGTGGCTTTACGTAGAGGGGTGGGACGAGGAAGAGCGTGACGAGCTGCAGAGGCTCGTGAACGAGAAGAACAAGGAACGCGGGTATTTCTGAATGCGTGTCGGGTTGATCGATGTGGACGGGACAAAGTTCCCGAACCTTGTGGTCATGAAGCTCTCGGCATGGCACAAACAACGGGGCGATACCGTTCAGCTTCTGCGCTCCGATGACGTTCTCCTTGGCGGCGATCTGTTCGGCGGCTATGACAAGCTCTATGCCGCATGTGTCTTTACGGAGAATGCGGACACGGCGCAGCGGCTTGAGGGGATCGGTGCAGAGGTTGGCGGGACGGGAACGGACAAGGCGCATACCCTGCCGTATGAGATTGAGCACATCTATCCGGACTATGCGCTCTACGGGGACACAAAGACTGCCTACGGATTCCTTACGCGCGGCTGTCCGAGAGCGTGTCCATTCTGTATTGTCGCGGGGAAAGAGGGAAAAAAGAGCCGCAAAGTGGCCGACCTCTCCGAATTTTGGAGCGGGGAACGGTATATCAAACTTCTTGACCCAAACCTATTAGCGGCACGGGAACACATGGAACTGCTCGGACAGCTTGCAGAGAGCGGCGCGTGGACAGACTTTACACAAGGGATAGACGCGCGGCTATTGACGGCGGAGAATATCGACCTGCTGAATGCGTGCAACGTGAAAATGCTCCATTTTGCATGGGACAATCCGCGTGATGAGATCATCCCTCGTATGCTTCGGATGTTCGCGGAGAAATCGACGGTGACGGACTACCGAAAGCGCAAAGTATATGTCCTCACGAACTATTGGAGCACGCACGGCGAGGATTTACGACGAGTGTACTGGTTGAGAGAGAACGGCTATGACCCATACGTCATGGTCTACGACAAGCCACACGCGCCGAAAGAAACACGGCAGCTGCAACGGTGGACGAACAACAAGATCATCTTTCGGAGTTGCGAGCGGTTTGAAGATTATCGGGGGTGAAGGACATGGACGAATACACACCGTGCAAGAAGCCCGACCCGACGGAGCGGGAGGCAATCGGGAATGTGATGCGGGAGACTAAGCACAAAATCACAGGGGCGCGCAGAAGGAAAGCCTTGTCGAAGGATATGCGAGCGCGGGTATACGCGATGTACGGCGGTCACTGTGCCTATTGTGGCAAGGAGATCGACATCACGGAGATGCAGGTCGACCATGTACAGGCGGTCTATCTCGGGGGCGAGGATGAGATGGCGAACTATCGCCCCGCGTGCCGGCAGTGCAATTTCTACAAGTCGACCATGAGCGTTGAGGGCTTGCGCGAACAGCTTAGCCTTATCCCCGGGCGACTGGAAAAGCTGTTGACGTTTCGGCTTGCGCTCGCACATGGACTTGTGCGGATCACAGGCAAGCCCGTCAAATTCTATTTCGAGGAGTACGGGAAATGATGGCGCTGCATATACCGCGCAAGAAGGCGAACAAGTACCACGCCCGCAAGACAACAGTCTACGGACGCACCTTTGACAGCAAGCGCGAGGCGGAGTGGTATATGATGCTTCGCGAGAAACTGAGACTCGGCGAGATCAAGCACCTTGAGTGTCAACCCACGTACACATTGCTAGAGGGGTTCCGGGACAATCAAGGTAAGCCCCAGAAGCCAATCACCTACACAGCGGATTTCTTGGTCGAGTATGACGATGGCCGGCGTGAGGTCATCGAGGTCAAAGGGGTCAAGACGCGGGACTATCAACTGCGCAAGAAGCTCTTTCTCCACATGATGAGGGAGACGGATATCAAGTTTCGGGAGGTGCAGTAATGAAATATTGCAGATACTGTGCCAACTGCCTCACAATCGGTCATTACTATTACTGCGATGAGCGGGAAATAGTTCTGTCCTTTTCGCAGATACGTCACCAGACATCGTGCTCTGGTTTTTATCCGTCGTGTATGGGGGATGTGGACACAGGGCGACAATATCGACCGAAAAAGGGGAAGCCTGTTGTACGTGATGTTGAAATTTCATTGTTTTAGGGAGGTGCGGTGATGGATTATCACATTGAGTCCATGACACAGGACGAAAGCGGAATCGTCTGTGAGTTTTCCTATGGTGGGCAGGAATATGAGGCTGTCATGGATGATTACGATGGTGAGTCTTACGGCATAACAATCTATCGCGGGTATGACCCGGACTTTGTGCATCTTGATTACACGGGACTTGTAAACGAGGAAGGCATGAAGAAGTGCGTCCGTGATTTTATCGCGGCGATTGAGGATGGGTGGACATGGAGCTGATCGTTGACAATTTCGCGGGCGGGGGTGGCGCGTCTACAGGCATTGAGCTCGCAACAGGGCGGAGCGTGGATGTTGCAATCAACCATGGTCCGGCGGCGATTGCAATGCATCGCGCCAATCATCCGACCTCGAAGCATTACTGCGAAAACGTCTGGGACGTTGACCCCGTAGAGGCTTGTGCGGGGCATCCCGTTGGTCTTGCCTGGTTTTCTCCTGATTGTAAGCACTTCTCGAAAGCCAAAGGCGGAAAGCCCGTCGAAAAAGCGATTCGTGGGCTTGCATGGGTGGCAATTCGTTGGGCAAAACTCGTGCGGCCGCGCGTAATCATCCTCGAGAATGTCGAGGAGTTTGTAGGGATGAAGGAGGAGCGGTGATGAAGAAAGAGTGTCTGATCTGCGGCAAGGAGTTTGAGCGCACGCATGGAGCGAAGCGTTGTCCGGAATGCCGCAAAGCGGGGAAACGGATCTGTGGACATTGCGGCAAAGTATTTGTAACGATGAGCAAGACACGGTGTGTGTGCAAGGAATGCGATGCTGAGCGTGCTGAGAAATCCCGCAGAGTTAAACAATCCGATGCTGTGTGTAAAGAGGAGAATACACACACGCGGCAATGTGTTGTTTGTGCAAGAATGTTTGATGTCGTGGGGCAAGAAAAGATGTGTCCGAGCTGCCGAGAATACGAGCAGGAGAAAAGAGACACGCGCGAAAAGGCACTGAGACGACCACACAATCCACAGACTCTTGCGGAGATGGCGAAGGCGGCGCGGGCACTTGGGGTGAGCTATGGACAGTACAGTGCAATGAAGCGTGGCCTTCTCAAACTGTAGGAATATCAGTTCGTCTATAGAAAGGGACTTTGTCCCCTTTTCGCCTTGATAAAGGAATTAAAACACCGACATAAATATTCAAAAAAAGGATATTTATGCAGGTGGATAGAGGGATGGTACGAGCTCCATGTATATGAGGTCAAAGTGGTTGTCACAGAACAAGAGATTCGGGATAATCAAGAAATACTATTCCTATCGAGCTGTTCCCGCACGTCCTGAGATTCGGGAGAAGCGGGCAAAGCGGCAGAACGTCACGAAGGAGACGCAAGCGGCTGTGAATCGTCGTCTGCGTGCTGAAAAGCTATCGCGTCTCATTGTGGATAACTACGAGGCGGGCGACCTCTATCTCACGTGCACGTGTAGGGAGCATATGACCGCAGAAGAGATTCATAAGGCGTTTGATGAGCAGTTCAAACGCCGCCTTCGTGCCCTCTACAAAAAGGCGGGCGTTCCGTTGAAATATATTTCTGTACTGGAAAATCTAAAGGGCGGCGGTCGTCCACATGGACACATTCTCATCCCGGCACTTGGACGAGAATGGATTGAGAAAATACGGGGAGCATGGCGGCATGGCAATGTGGAAATCAGGCTCTATGGCGGGCATCTCACAGATGCGGAAAAGCTCGCAGACTATTTCACGAAAGAAAAAATTGAAAAGAAGTCGGGACGAATTCAGCCGAGTAAAAACCTTGTCCGAACAGAGCCGAAAAAAGAACGAGTGACACGGGCGGAAGCGTACAATCCGGAGATCACCGCGCCGCGTGGATATCGCATTATCAAGGAGCTCTCCTACAGCACCTATACGATGGAGGGCTACCCTATTTCCATTGCGTATTTTGAGAGAACAGATCATACAGAAAAGGGGGACAAGAAGAGTGAGAGAGTACGGCGACTATATACGAGAGACAAAAAAACTCCTGCGCCGCTATCCGAAAATGAAAATCGCTGTGACGAATCTCACGGATGAAATCGAGATGCAGGAGATGATTCTGCGGGATGAATCCATTGCCTCTGTTCGATATGGGGATGATACGACGGTCGGCGGGCGGGGTGAACTGACGACAGTGGAAGCCGCCGCCGCGCGTCGGTTGAGGATTGCAGATCAGATGGCGGATATGCGCAGCCACCGCGATGAGATTGCAGCCGTGATCCGCACGGTTGATTATGTGCTTGCCTCGTTGAATGACGCTGATTGTGAAATGGTACGGCGTCACTATATCGATGGTGTGCCGTGGGAGCAAGTTTCAAGAGAGATGTTCTACTCAGAGAAATGGACGCGCGCGCGGGGGGCGAAAGCCCTGCATGATGTTGCCCTCATGCTCTTTGGTGTGCAGGAACGTCCCGCGCAAATGAAACTTGTACTTCGCTAAAAAACCCGTAACCCCTTATACGGAAAGGGATTACGGGAAAATCTTTGCGTCTATCTTGAAATAAATATTGACAAATCAAGAAGGATGTGTTATGATAATATCATGAAAGGAGGGAAGCGGTTATGAAGATTGACCCCATAAAAATACTGAACCTTGTAACGGCAGTAATCAACCTCATCACAGCGATGATACTGCTCTACAAAGTCCAGTAAAGAAAAGTGAACATTGAGTTCCCCGCCTACGGGCGGGGGGCTCAGGGTCAATCAAAGTATATCATAATCGCGAATCAAATGCAAAAAGTGACGGTAGGTATTGCGGTGGCAGCGTTCGCAATCTCGGTCTATGTATTGTGGAAGGCGGTAGGGATGTGAGCAACGAAAATGGTTGGGGCGGCAAGCGCGCGGGTGCGGGTCGCCGTCCCGCTGCTCAAGATGGGACAGAGCGAAAGATGCGCTCGCTGCGGGCATCTGATGAAGAATGGGACACCATCAAGGCGTTTGCAAAAATCATCAAAGATGACCCTGCCCGCGCCGTGCGGATGATGAAAACAGAATAGAATCCGAATGGAATCGGAATAGAAAAGGAATGACGCCTTGCAGATATGCAGGGCGTTTTCCTATGGCTATTGTTCGCAACCTGTGGATAACTCGAATGACTTTGCAACGGGCATTTTGTGCCGTGTTTTTTAGTGGTATCAGTGTTACAATGGTAACGTGAAAATTTGAATCGAAACGAGAGGGACACGGTGCGCGCCGCGTCCCTTTTGCATGGGTGAAATTATGCTGAAACGAATTTGCGGCGTATGCGGGCGGACGGTGACGCAGGGCGCGCGCTGCCCATGTCAGGCACGCCGACATCGGGACTATGACCGCACGCGGCGGGACAAGGACAAGGCATCATTCTACAATGGGAAAGCGTGGCAGCGGACGGCGGAGGCGGCACGCATACGCGCCCGCTATGCGGATGAAGTCATATACGCAGAGATGGGGCGCATCGTGCCGGGCGCAATCGTCCACCACATCGAGGAGATCGGGGAGAATCCTGCGCGCAAATTGGACATGGATAATCTTATTTTCGTATCGGCGCGGACGCATAAAGAGATTCATGATGCCTATCAAAAGAATCCGCGTGCAAAGCGTGCAATGCAGGAAAAGCTCGCGGCAATCCGCAGGAAAATAGATGGGGCGGGGGCGGGTCAAAAAAGTTTGGAGCAGGAAATATAAAACCGCGACGGGTCTTTTTTCTTGGAAAAATGCCAGAAATGAATTTTTTAAGGGCGACTGAAATAATACGGAACAATAGCAGTAAGGGAGGGGGCGACGATGGCAGGACGGCCGCGTAAGGCGGTAGGTGTTTCTACTGGGAAAATCGGAAAAGAAAAGCGACTAAACCGCAAGATACAGGAATCGAAGATCAGGGTTGACCGTCTCCAACTCGAGGAGGGCGCGCCGGATTGGCTATCGCCTGAGGCGGCAGAGGAATATATGCGTATTGTTCACGAGGCGGGAAAAATTGACCTATTGGATAACATCGACCGTGTGTTCCTTGCCATCTATGCGGATAACTATGATCGCTATACGAAAGCGAGTGCCGCATTGCAAAAAGAGGGCTTGACTGTGATGACGGAGAACGGGGAGTTTCCGTCTCCGTACATCAAAATTGCAAGCGATGCGGCGACGCAGATTCATCGTTGCTCCACGAAGCTGGGGCTTGCGGCGACTGACCGCTTGAAGCTCATTGTACCGACGGCGACGGATGACAAGCCGACGAATAAATTTTTGAAATATCTGTAGGAGGTGACTGCATGGAGAAGGAGCGCCGCCGCGCGCCGCCCGTGGAGGCAGGGAGCAGACGATGACCGACCGAACAACGGCATATGCCCGCATGGTTGTCGCGGGGCGGAAGATTTGCGGGCGGGCAGAGTATCAGGCGTGCAAACGTCACCTGGACGATATGGCGGATAAATCGTTTCCCTATATCTTTGATGTGCAGGAGGCGGAACATCATATCGAGCTTGCAAATCATCTTGTCATCGGTGAAGGGAGAGAGGCGGCGCGCCTTACAACGCGCGGCTTTCAAAACTTCATCCTCGGCAGTCTGTTCGGATGGCGAAAGAAGCGTTCCCGCCTTCGCCGTTTCCGTGAGGGCTACATCCAACTCGCGCGGCAAAATGGAAAATCCTTCCTTGCGGGCGAGATGTGCAACGACTACGCGACCTTCGCGGGCTATCAGCATGGGCGCATCTATTGCACGGCGACGAAGCAGAAACAGGCAAATATCGTCTGGGAGGAAGTCGCGAAATTCATAAGCTCCGACGCCGATCTTGCAGAACTCTACAAGGTGCGCGAATACGACCACACAATTCGCTCCCTCGTCACGAATACGACCATAGAAGCCATTGGCAGAGACACGAAGTCCGCCGATGGCTTTCGCTCTATCCTTGCGATTGTGGACGAATATCACGCGCATCCGACCGACCAGATGTATAAGCTCATGCTGGACGGTCAGATCACCGTGGACAATGCGCTCACGCTTGCAATCACAACGGCGGGCTTCAATCTGAATGCGCCATGCTTCGAGCAATACCAATTCTGCAAAAAGGTACTTTCGGGAAATATCCGCAAGGATTCGCTCTTCATCTTCATTACAGAGATGGATGAGGATGATGATATGTGGGAGCCCGTGAACTGGGCAAAAGCGAATCCGCTCAATCTGTGGAATGCGGATGAGACGCTCAACGATGAGATGATTGCACGCATGGCGGAAAAGGCAATCGACGCCCGTGAAAAACAGGGGCGCGATCTCGGAAAATTTCAAAACAAGAACTTGAACCCCTCG